GTTTCAGACGGCCTAAAAATAAGCTTTAAACAACACAAACACACATCAAAACAAGATTATATAAACGGTCAAAATAAAGGCCGTCTGAAAACAGGGTTGCCTCATTAAAAAAGGCGGCCCAATACAATAAAAGCGTCATACTGCTGAAATTGGAGTTTGTTGTTTCCATAGTTTATTATCCAGGAGTAGCCTTCCTATGAAAATCTCCCCACAAGTGGCGATGACACTTCGCCAGATTATGCTGATGAACTTCGGATTCTTCGGCATTCAATACAGCTTCGGGTTGCAGCAAACTGCGATTAACCCGATTTTCAGCTTCCTTCATGCCGACCCGAGCCAATTGCCGATTTTGAATATGGCAGGCCCGATTACCGGTTTGCTGGTGCAGCCGATGATTGGTGCGATGAGTGACCGCACTTGGGTGCCGGGATTGGGCCGCCGCCGTCCGTATTTCTTGATCGGCGCCATCGGTTGCAGCCTCTGCCTCTTTATTTATCCGCACGTTACCGCCTTGTGGGTGGCCGTATTGTTGCTGTGGCTCTTGGACATCAGCAACAACACTGCAATGGAACCTTTCCGTGCCTTTATTGCCGATACCGTTCCTGAACAACAGCAATCCACCGGTTTCTTGATGCAGTCCGTGTTTACCGGTTTGGGTATTACACTGGCCAACGTTTCCCTCTATATCTTCCAGCAAATCGGCTGGTTGCAACAAACTTCCGAAGCGGGCATTCCGTATTGGGTATTCGGTTCGTTTTATATTGGTGCGGTCTGCTCCATCGGTTCGGTTTTGGTTACCGTTTTATCAACGGCCGAACGCGAGCCCAGCCCTGAAGAAATGGCGGCCATTAAAGCCCAGCCGAGCGGTCCGGCTCATGCTGTTAAAGATATTGTCGTTGCCGTGCGTGAAATGCCGACCGCCCTGTGGCAACTGGCTTTGGTGTATCTCTTTCAATGGTACGCGCTCTTCATCTACTGGCAATATATTTCCCATAGTATCGTCCAATCCGTCTGGGACTCGACCGTTGAGAATACCGAAGCGTATAGCCAAGCGGTTGCATGGACCGGCCTGGTAAACGGTTTCTACAACGTGGTAACCTTTATTTCCGCCTTCGGCCTGATGTGGATGGCGCGCAAATACGCCGCCAAATATGTTCACGCCTTTGCCGTAACCCTTGCCGCGCTGGCCTTGCTCACCATTCCGCACATCGGCAACAAATACCTGATGTTTGCGCCGATGATCGGTTTCGGTGTCGGTTGGGCAAGTATGATGGGCGTGCCGTTTATGATTGTGGTCGGCTCTATCCCTAAAGAACGTTACGGCGTGTACATGGGTATTGTGAACATGATGATTGTGATTCCAATGCTGATTGAAACCGTATCTTTCGGCTGGGTGTACAGAACTTTCTTGGGTTCAAACCCTGCCAACGCGATGACTTTTGCCGGTGTTTCCCTGGCCATCGCCGCTGCGTTGACCTTAACCATTAAAACTGCGGCCAAACCGGCTACTGCAGAATAACGAAGTTTTGATTTAAAACCAAAATGAAAAGATAGTGTATTGCACAGTCAAATAAGTTTACATTTCTTGACGTTGCAAGAATACGCACCCCGACTTGTTCGGGGTGTTTGTTTTGTTTTAAACGGTTTTGATGTTTTGATTTATGTTTTATTTTCAATAAATTAAAAATCGCCGGTGAAAAGCCGGTTTAATTTTTCATTTATATCTTTCGGCTTGAAAGTCTTGGCCGTTCTTCAACAGTGTGAATGCTATTACCGCCAATTTCCGCATTATGGCGATTAATATCAGCTTTATATGCTTCCCTTTATTTTTCAGACGGCCTACAAAGTCGGGAAAGGCATTGCAACGGTATGCGACAACGGCAGGCATATAAAGGCTTTTCCGTAATTCCGAACTTCCAATTTTTGATATTCTGCTTTTGCCATTTACGCTTGTTCCTGATTGATATTTTCTAGGGTCTAGACCTAGATAAGCCGTGAACTGTTTTGCATTTTTAAATTCATGTCTTTTATAGGTTGATAGTAATATGGCTGTCGCTTGTTCGCCTATTCCTGTTATTGTTTTCAGCCTTTTGCGCAGGTTGTTGTAACTTGGATTGTCTTTGTAGAACTGGAGTAATTGCTTTTTGACTGTCTGTATTTGTGCTGTCAGATTTGAAATAGTTGTTTGAATATGGGATTTGATATAGTCGGGTGCTTCGTGTTGTTTGGCTTTTTCTGTTGCGCGTTGCTGTTTCAGATAGTCTAAATATCGGGCTATTTCTTGTAATTGCTTCTGTTCTTTTGCCGGCGGTTGCCATGCTTTTAATTTGTGCTTTCGGTCTTGGCAATATTGCGCTATCAACTTTGCGTCTTGTGTGTCTGTTTTGGATCGTTGTAGTTCTGCTATCGCATATCCTTTTATCTTTCTTGGATTCTCTACGGTAATTGTATATCTTGAATAAATATATTCTGCCAATGCTTCGTAATATGTGCCTGTTGCTTCGCACACGCAATGGAGCTTATCGGTTACTTTATGACTTTGTAGCCACTTTATTAATTGTTCAAATCCTCCTTTATTGTTCGGAAACTTCTTTTGATGATTTTGGCCATCTGCAATTAAATAGCAATCTATTGTGAGCTTTGAAACGTCTATTCCTAAGTACATGGTTTAACCTTATTAATTCGGGCTTTTTGCCCTAGATAGTGTTCAAACTGTAGATGTACGAAAGCCCACGCTTCTATCTTTTCAGCAAGCTGTACGCTTTGGCCGTACTTTCGAAGTCGTGGGCTTTACTTGGTGTTTCGTCAAACGCCAAGCCCTCAATGGGCTGATTTACTCATTCAGGGCTTGAAGCTCATCGTGTGCTTGCCTTCGGCGACATTCGCCATGTGGCAGGGGTTGGCGCAAAAAACCGCACCAACCCTTCTTTAAAGCGTTTTTGGGTTGGTTAGCGTCAAGGGGTATCCAAAAAGTTTTATAAAGGCAAAAAACGCGCCTTTACAAAACTTTCTGGACGTCCTCCCCCTGACTTGATTAATGGTTGTTTTATTGGTTTAGGTTCAATTCTGATCGGAATCATGAACCTGTTTTAGCGCCATTTTGTGCGCCTATCTCGTTTCCTTTTTCAACATAGCCGTCATACATTAGATTCTGTTGACTTTTACCGCCCATAGATAGAACTTGTGGCCTTTCTATTTCTTCTGCGGTTTCTTTAACTTCTGCTGTTTCGGTCTTTTTGGCTTTATAAGGATTGAACGGCAAGCCATCTTTGATATAGCTTAAACATGTTTTTTTGCTTATTTCTGAAATCTTAGACCCTTGGTCTGTATAGCAATTACAGCCATTATCACTTTTTACGCAAGCAGAAGGCCAAGGCATGGCGGTTATTGATTTGTTCATGCCGTCATATATTGGCGCGGTTTCGGGTCTATCTTCAATTCTCGGCTTGTAGTCATCTTCTGATAGATGTTGCTTCGGCGGTTCAGGAGAAGCCGTTTGTGGCGTGTATTGCCCTTCTGCGTTGGTGTCGTTTGCTGTTGGAACAGCAACCGCCCCCACCGCTTCAGGGCTTGAGGCTTTCGCCTCAATTTTTGGCTTTTCCTGTTCTGCCTTCATCGTGTCTATCCGATTATTCCAGCTTGAATAGATATACCAACCAGCAGTAATTAATAGGGCAAGCACGGCAGGGAAGATATATACAACTCGGCTTAACTTGGTTTTGATTTTGTTGTGTTCTTCGGCTGATTTATATACGCCAAAGGCTTTTTTATCTAACGTATAAACGCTTTTTACTGCTGATGATACGTCTCTTGATGATGTCGGGTCTGCGCACCTTTCCCATTCCAACATACGACGGACGCCTAGATTTGTTTTGCCGATATGGCAATGATGGCCTACCAATGCACGGACGTTACTGTCAATCAGTCTAGGATGTTGAGTCAACAAGAAAATATCAATACCTTTATGGCGGTGCGTTTCCAGTTCTGCCACAAAATCGGGGACTTTTGAACCGCTTGGGCGTGGCCTAAATACTCGCTGGCATTCGTCAATAACGAGTATTGCTCCTGTCGGTGCCCATTTGTGCCACGTTTGCATTGTTTCGCCTTCAGGAATAGGCAAATTCGGAATAATTTTTTCATCTACTTCAGGAATGCCGTCAAGATATAAAGGACGGTTTTTTAAGTCTTGACGTGTCATCAAGTCTGAAATTATTTTCAGGGTCTTGCCCGAACCGGGAACACCTGTAATTAAATAAAGCATACGTTACCCTTTTTATTTTTTACTGATAGAAGCTGACAGTTTAGAAAGACTTTTAAGCGATACAACAAAGGCGAATGTGCCGAAAATCCAGTTCAGACAAACGCCAATTCCTGCAATATAAGCTAGGTTCATTGCGTCCGAAGGAATACCACCAATTTGCGTTTGAACGTGTGATAACAGAAAGCCTTGAATTTCATTTAGCCCTACATAGCTAACAAATGAGAGACCAAGTGCGGTTATGATTTTTCCTGCAACGGTCATTAAAACGCTTGTGATTAATTTGCCCCACATGATTAAAGCTCCTTGACTGCGTTAAACGCGAAGAATCCGCACATTATGATTGTGCCTAAAATCAATATTGGGCGAAGCAATCGGGCGATATTACAAAAATAGTCATAGGGAATTTCAAACGTTCCTAATACGCCAAGACTAAACGTAGGATTTGCAGGACAGGTGCCGTCAGTGCTGAACACATCAAGCGGTTTTAAATCTAGGTTGATTGCATTTTCAGGTATTTCTAGGTCTTTATAGTCAGTATCTCCTAGGTCTTTACATGCCGAAGCTTCGGGATGTTTTTCACAAAGGTCTTGCGCATCTTTGCCATCTTTACCGTCCTTGCCGTCTTTTCCGTCTTCGCCGTCCTTGCCGTCTTTTCCATCTTCGCCGTCCTTGCCGTCTTTTCCATCTTCGCCGTCTTTTCCATCAGGTTTATCATCTGGTCTGTCATCGGGACGGCCATCAGGCTTACCGTCAGGCTTTCCATCGGGCTTACCGTCAGGATTACTGTTAGGATTTCCATCTGTACTACCGCCAGTATTGCCAGTCGGTGCAGGGCTATTATTAGTCTGTACAGAAGCTTCACTACTTCCGCCATTAGAAGGGTTTGTGAAAGTAACTGTATAAGTCTTTTTGCCTTCGGGCGTTTCGACAGGGCCGATTGTAACGACTGTTCCGGAAGGAACTTTGATATTTTCTTTATATTCTGGTCTGCCTGTGCCTTCTACAAATGGCGTAGGGTTTGCATCAATAGATGGGGTAGCGATTTGAAGGAATTTTTCTAAATCCAAAAGTTCTTTATCGTTTTGTCTTAAACGGAAATGAATAGGGGTTCTTACATCTCCTTTGAAAGAAACGTTGCACTCGCCACCGTTTAAATCAAAATTACATTTCTGAACTTTAAATTTTTGCCAGAAATAAACATCTTCGCCATCGTATAAATCAAGTTCTTTTGCCCTTTTATTCCAGAATCCATTTGCAACTGACTGCATTTGTGATTCCATAAGCTTTTTGGCGTCTAACTCACTTTTTCCGCCTTTCTCCATTGCTCTAATAACAGACGAATCAACGCCTATACAAGTAACATCTATATTTTTTTCATTTTCTTCAATCCAAATGCAATTCCTAGCAGCCCAATATTTATAAAATTCTTCTTTTGTTTCATCCCATTTGAAGCCTTCAGCTTCTAAAGAAGGTTTTACAGCTTGATAAGCTTCGTAAGCTAAAAGAGCGCCACCAACATAAACATTAGCTCGTGAAGCTACAAGTTTTGCTCCCTGTTTGACTAAAGAGAATGAACCGTTTAGAACAGTTTTCCTTGATACAGAAGCTTCAATCGTTGCATTTACAGTCTGTTTTGACAGATAACCTTCATATCGTGCCTTCATGGCCTCCGTTTGGAATTTTCTGTAAGAATTATCAGATACAGAACGCGCCCACGGTTTTTTGTCCCAGTGTTCAGTATGCTGTTTCGTATAAGTGATAGACTTTGAATTATTAACGTTAATTTCGCCAGCAATGGCAAAACTAGAAGTAAATAAAACCAATAAAGGAATGACTAATTTATTCATTTTTAACTTTAATCTTATCTAGTTTCTTCTTCTCTATGGATTGATTCAAATCATTCATGAACTTTTCCATATTTGGATCAGATGGACTTGGTTTATTTGGGTTCGTAGTCATTACAAATATGTCATCATCTCCATTTAATTTAGTATTCGTCTTTTTATTCAAAAGACTATAAATTAACAAAATCAGATAAAAAGCAATCATTAAATATCTAATTTCATTAGGTATAGAAATAATGCCTAAAATATGTAATGAAAAAATAATAATAAAAACAAGGTTATAAATTCGATTAAACATATTTCTAACTTTCGTAAATGTTTCAGAAAGTTAGATTCTATGCTTTATGCCTTGTTATGACTACTGAAAACTACGAATTAAGACGTATAAACAGATAGCTACCGCAAAAGGCGGTAACATACCTATAAAGAATTCGATTTCGGGTGTCATTCTTCTTCCTTGTTGCTTATCATGCCTACGACTTTGATTGCGATCACAATTAAAAATAATGAAACCATTATTAAAACAATCTGATAGCCTAACTCACGGCCTGCTTGTGCAAATTCGCCAAATTCGCATTGAGGGAACGTAAGTTTTACTGTCTGTTCTTGATACTTCCAAGCTTTACCATCAAAAACGGCGTGATGTAACACGCCGTCTTTGTCAATCGTTGGTGAAACTTGGGTCATCAAGACATTGACGGCTTCTTGTTCGGTTTCGTAACAAATTCGGCCTACTTGATAACCCATGATTACACCTTAAACCGCATTTGCACCGCGTTTACCGATACGGATAACGGCAAATGCGATAGAAATACCTACAACGATTGCGCCCAATGCGATGATTTCGGCTTTGTAACCAGTGATTTCTTGTTTCACGGTGTCCAAAATGCCTTCAGCCATTACAGGTGCAGACATTGCAGAAACGGCAACAGTTGCCAGAGCGTACTTCGCTTTGTTTTTCAGATTTTGGAATTTCATTTTGTTTTCCTTTAGTTAATGTTGAAAAAAAGTTTTGCGGTGTTTCGGGGTCAATTCAAGGCACACCGCAAAGCCTTGAATCTTGTTTATGCTTCGTCTGAAAAATAGATGTTGTTATTGAATGCGCGTGGGAATACTTGCATTGAAACGATTTGCTGTGGCTTGTAGCCTTCATATTTTTCAGGGTGTTTGGTGCGAACTTCGCAAAGACGCGTTTCGGTTTCGCTACGTATAATCAGGCCGACATAATGCGACTTGGTAAATGTGCCGTCTTGGTTTTTGCGTTCACGCGTGAACATTCGATCAAAAGAGGCAATAACAAACATACCTTGTCGGCGTTCTGTTTCTTGTGTCATGTTTTTTCCTTTCTTTAAGGTCTGGGTTGCTGGTATTCAACGGTTCGGGGGCGGGACGGGAGGGGCGCTCACACACGGCTTGCGCCGTTCGCCTTACTTCGTAAGTGCGGTTTCGCGCCCATCCCGCCCCCGAACCAAAATCAACGGTTACGGGTTTCGCTATATATTGATGATGGTTTCTCGGTTATAAAACGCCCATTTCGGGCTAATTAGGCTGGATAAAATACGGTTGTAGTTTTCTTCTGTAATAGCTTTGAGTTCTCTGTTAAATTCATGTTTTGCATACTGTTTTAAATATGGCTCAATGCAGATAATCCATTGCTGGAGCTTCTCGCGCCACAGGCGCGAACCAGCACTTACAAACGAAAAATTGCTGTTTGCAATCTTCCACAGACTTTTTTTATCGATGGTTGTACGAATCAGGCGATAGCCTTTGTCTTCGGGAAGTCTGCTGTTAATGTGTTTTGAAATGTACTTGGCCACATATCTTGCCAAGCCTTTGCTGTTGGTTTTTACAGGCAACAGTTCGGAACGGCCGAAACCGTATTTATCCATGTTTTCACGAAGGATTTGCCACAGTTGGCGCAGAGATTTATTCGCGCTTGTGTAGTTTCGGGCTTGAATTTGTTTGAAATTCAGGCCACGGCGGATATCTTCGCGTGTGTTTACAATCAGGTGGAAATGAATACGACCGCTTTTCATGCGCTCGTAAACGCAGATATAGTGTTCAAAATGGCGTTTCAGAAAGTTTGTTCTAAGGCTATGAAAACGGCGACTTGCTTCTTTCACGTCTTGAACGTCATCAGAAAAGGTCAAAGTCAAAAAGCCTACATGGTTAAGGCCGAATGTTTCAATGAATTGATGTACATTCATCTCCAAAGCGCTTGATGATTTTTTATGTGATGTTGAAAACTCGTTAAATTCGGGTTTGCATTCGTTCGGAAGGAATTTTTCGTAACCAATCGGAATTTGCTTTGCATTGTTTTTATTAAGTTTTTCTGTCTCAATGCAGTTGTTACTATTTAGACAAGGAAGAGCGCGTTCCGCGCTTGCTGAAGCTGAACGGTTCATGCGTTTTCCTCCTGATTCATAAAATCAGCTACGCACAAATCGCCATATAAAGAAGCGGTTTCTTCTGTTGCTTTTGGATTTTGGGGATTGGTTACGGGGAAAGCTCGTGTATTAATGAGCTTGGAATAGCCGTTTTTATCGGAAAAAATACGGATGATGTATGCAACTGGGTTTTGTTCCGGTTGCGTTGTGATTGTGTAGAAACAGATTGACATTTTAGACCCCTCTCAAATATCGGTTAAAAATATTTGTCAAGGGGTTTTAACTAAGATTTACGCCCCTTGATTGAGGCGTAATATATAAGGCCGTCTGAAACATGAAAGGGTTTCAGACGGCCT